GCGGGCCCGTCCCGGGGACGGGCGTCCCGGCGGCGGCCCACAGCGCGACGACGCCGTCGTCGGTCAGCTCGGCCTCGGGCACGTCCGCGTCGGCGATCCGGTAGGGTAGTCCAGTAGCCTCATGTGGGGTCGGGGGTAGCACCACGTACGACCCTCCCCCGGCGCGTACGTCGACGCCGGGTCCGAGCACGTTTGTGCCCGAGCGGATCCGCTCGCTGAGTCCGCCGTCGACCGCTCGGTAGATCAGGTGCTTGTTCCCGTTACCGCGGCCACTCAGGTGCTCGCGCGTGGGTGGGTACGGCAGGTCGGTGGGGGCGCCGTGCTGGACGTCCAGGTCGATCACGACCCGGCCGATGGTGGCTCCGCCGATCCCGGCGGTCGGGTTGTTTCCCCACCAGCGGCGGATCCGCTCGGGGTCGACGGTCCCGTCCCAGGCACCGTGACCGTCCTTACCGCACGTGCCGTGGCAGCTCTTGTCGCAATCCCGGTTGCGGGGCAGCAGCGGGGCTTTGCTCCCGGGGCGCAACGGGAACACGTACCAACCGGCAGCGGCCCAGTCCAGGGCCGCCTGCAGCATGTCGGCCGCGGGGGACACAGGAGCCGCGGGGGCGTCGTCCAGGGCCCGCGTGAAATCGCTCAGTCTCATAATTGTCTCCTATAAACCGGTGGGCGGCCCGGGAGCCTAAGTCACCAAGCCGCCCACCAAGTCTAGCACACGGGCGCGTCAGAACGCGTCGTCACCGTCGTACCCGCCGGGGGCGCCCCACGGGCTCTCCGTGTCCGCGGCCGGGGCTGGGGTGCCGAAGGACGGCTCCTGGGACACGCGGTCCTGGGGCCCGTCGAATCCCGCCGGGACCTCCTCCACGAAAGTCACGCGGTTGCCGATCTGGCCCGCGCGCTGGCCGCGCTGGATTGTCTCCTGGATCACGGTGATCATGGCGTACGACCCGATCATCTCCTCCGTGTCCGAGTCGACCGTGAAGCCGTGGGCGTGGAACCAGGACTTGAGGCGGCTCGCAGCGATCTCCTGGCGGGCGCGCCACGCCTCAGCGGGTGGCTTGTTCGAGCTGGAGGGCCGGTAGTTCTCCGGGACCGGGCCGTCGTCCGGGAGGTTCAGCGTGAGCCACTGGGAGCCGGGCTGCTTGCGCCCGTCCAGAGCCTCCAGGTCCTGGTACGTGGCGTTCCAGTACGGATTACCGGACTGGCTCTGCTTGGCCTCCACGGCGGTCAGGCGGGCGACGTACTTGCCCGCGGGGATCGGACCGAAGGAGCGCTCCTGGGCGTTCTCGGTCATCTGGCGCAGAGCGGCGTTCAGGCGTGGCATGATTCAGTTCTCCTTGTTGATCAGGTCGGTGATTGTGTCAAAGAACGGATTGTCGATCGTGGTCGGGAGTTTACCAGATCGGTCCTTCACGTGGTAACGGCTCGTGCCCCCGGACACGGCGTGGAACGGCTTGTCGTCGCTGGCGGCCCGGAAGTGAAGGACTTCGTCCATGTAGGCGCGCACGTCGCTGCTGACGGCGGGCGGAACCTCGGGCCCGTACACGGTCATGCCCGTGTCTGCGTCCACGGTTCGGCGCTCGAGCGCCGTGACGATCAGGTGGCAGTCCAGAGTCCGGAACTTGCGCAGCAGGTCTCGGAACATCTTCGAAGCCGTCCCGTAGTCGCCGCGGTCGGTGTCGAACTGGGCGACCTGGTCGATCTGGATCCCGCGGGCTCGGGCCTTCGTCACACGGTCGTCGGCCGCGAAGTTCACGAGGGCGGCCACGAGCTCAGTTAGTGAGTCGATCACGACCGCGTACCACGACTCGGGGTCGGCGGCCAGATCGGTCTTGACCTGGTGGAAAGCCGCATCCAGGGTCTCGTAGTCCAGCGAGCCACCCATGGGCGGGCTGAGGACGACGACTCGGTCGGGGTCGACGCCGAGTCGCTCCAGGGCGTCGGCCTTGAGACCGCCCTCGGAGTCGATCACCAGGATCCGGCCGTTGCGACTGGCGCGCAGGGCGGCGGTCGTCTTACCGGAGCCCTCCCGGCCCCAGAACAGGGCGCGCACGTACTCGGTGCGTCCCTTCAATGGTTTGAACAGGCCCGCCACGGGGCGGGGCGACGGCGCCGGGGTCGGGGCCACCGGCTGCGCTGGGGCGCTGGTTCTCTGAATCTTCACCACGGTTGTTTCCTCTCTTCTAATCAGTGACGTGTGAAGTCTTGGACGAACCCGAACCGCTGGACCGCGTCGACTATGTCGCCGCTTGTACGGGCCGCGACGTGCGCCTCCTTGAAGTCGCACTTCCACGAACAGGTCCGCGGGTCCGGGCTCGAGTAGATCGGTCGGGTCTTGGACTTGGGCGGGTACGCGTTGTACGCCGCGCAGTAGGCGTCGTAGGCGAGGTTCTCCAGCTCGGCCGCGGTCCGGTTCATGAAAGTCCGGTGGAACCGCTGGTCCAGGCTCTGGGGCTTGCCCCGCCCGCCGGGCTTGTCTCCGACGTTCTGCTTGGTCTTCGCCGCGTTGTGGATCGTCCCCATGATCGGGCGACCACCCAGGTCGATCTGGCCGGAGCCCGCCAGCCGGTTGATTGCCCACTGGTAGAGCCCGAACTGGTCGTCGATCTCGAGCGCCATCTGCGTGGGCAGCGCCGCGCCGGACTTGTGGTCCACGATCCACACGCAGTTGGTCTGTATGTCCAGGACGACCAGGTCGACGCGGAGCTTGAGCCGGTAGCGGCTGTCTCGCCCGAAGGCGTCCGGTAGCGGAACCTCGAACTTCTCCTCCACGTAGAGCGGCAGCCACTGGGCGTCCATGTCGTACGCCTCCACGTAGCCGTCGTAGATCCAGGCGATCAGTTCCTGGTCCTCGGAGCGGTGGCCTGAGCCGTCGGACAGGAGTGGGTTGATCAGGGGCCGGATCACGGCGTCCAGCCCCTCCTGGTAGACGCGCTCGCGGGTCCGTCGGTCGGCCAGCGCCCGGTAGTGGGTCTCCATGACGGCGTGCCACAGGGAGCCCCGGGCGAGGGCCCCGCCTGGCTGGGCCGGGCGGGTCCATCGCTGTACGTAAGCGAGTTGGTGCTTGAGCGGGCACTGCCTGTAGGCGTCCAGCTCGCTGTAGGAGACGACCACCCGGTCAGTCATTGTCGCCCTCTTCCAGGACCGCGTACCGGGTGATCCGGTCGGAGTCGTGGTTGTTGTAGAAGGAGTCGGTCGCTCCCACGGGCGCGGTCCCCTGGACGATCCGGTACTTGGGGAAGCACTCCCGCTTGCTGAACGCGTTCTCGTGCCAGTCGATCCGCTCGGCGACCACCGGGGCGGTGATCCGCTCGTTGTCGATCGTCCCCGCCAGGACCTGGATCCGCTTCGCGGTTGGCCACTTGGTGATGCCCTCACGGATCGGGCAGGGGACCCAGTCGATGACCTGGTCGACGTCCTCGGGCTGGTCCCTCCACAGCTCGCCTGCGGGCTCCCCGTCCAGGTCGTGCAGCTCGTACCGCGGGAACGATGCGACGCGCTCACCGCTCGGGTGGTCGACCCGCGTCCCGATCAGGTCCTCAACCATGAAGCCGTCCAGGCGGGCCTTGCGCACGAGGATCCGCTCCTCGGTGGGCCACAGGTCCAGCGGGTCGACCACCTTGGGGTGGTGCCAGGAGGAGTCGTCCTTCATGACGATTCGCTCCGGGTGGTTGCGCCACAGGACGGGCTTGCCGTCGTGGCCGATGACGACGTCGTCGTCCTCGAGCTCGGCGACCGAGGTCGGTCGGATTCGGTAGGTTCTCACGGTTTGTGTCTCCTTTCCCGTGTTGTCGTAGTTCAAGTTTATCACGCGGGGCGGAGTCCGTCAAACCCTCCGCCGGGTGTGACGCTCGGCACGCTTCACGCGACTGGCGAGCGGCTCCGGCAGGACCACGTCGGCCGACGTGCCGAACACGTGCCGACCGTCCCGTCGCCACGACACGTTCGTCACGAACGCGCCCACCGTGATCCACTCGAGCGAGACCGTCTCGCCGCTCACCAGTTGCGCCTCATGGCCCGAGGCGTTTATAAGCGCCGCCAATCAGATCAGTCCCTCGCGAATCAGGAAGTACAGACCGTGGCGCTCCGCGTCCCGGGCGTGCTCCGAGCCATCCCGCGTGTGGTACGCCCAGCCGCGGGCGCGGGCGAGCCCCTTAGCCGGGTTCAGGACCTTGTTCGGCTGCAGGACCAACGGCGTCGACGACAGCCAGCAAAACAGTTCCAGCGCCCCCAGCTGGCGCACCACGCCCAGCGTCGAACCCGCCAGTGCCGTGGCCCGGGCCGGTTCCAGCCGGAACTCCTCAGCCACGATCCGCACCGGACGGGCGCCCCCGGTCAGGGCCGCGATAATCATGGCGCTAACCCACTCGATGAACTCCTGCGGCCGCAGCTCGCGCGACTCCACGACCTCCACGCCGTCCCACGTGCACACGCCCGTGTGGACCGAGCCCGGGTCCACGCTGTACCAGATCGACCCGCTCATACCAGCTCCCTAAGAATCCCCGCGTCCAGCATGTGGTCCGCGTGCTCGATCTTGCTCGCAAGCCGCGAGCGCTTACGTAGGTCCAGACTCCGTGGAGTCACGTAGTCCAGGACCGTGACCGGCCGGGTCTGGCCCATGCGGTGGACCCGGCGCATCGCCTGTTCGTTCACCGCCGGGCGGTGGCTCTTCTCCACGAAGATAAGCGTGTCCGCCCGCGTCAGAGTCAAGCCCTCCGCCATGACCGACAGCGAGCCCACGAGCACGTCCACGCGCCCGTCCAGGAAGTCCCGGACCGCCTGGCCATTCTCCTCCGCCGAGTTGCCCCCGTGTACCGCCCGGGCGGGGCGGCCCAGCGACTGCGCCAGGTCCGCGCACGCCTGGACCACCTGCCGGTGGTGGGCGAAGACCACGACCGGCCGGGTACGGGACTGCAGGTCGTAAGCGAGCTGGTCAAACTTCCCACCCGTGGGTGGCCCGTCCGGGTTCAGCAGCCACGGACTGACCGTGACCAGGTCCAGCAGGTCCGTGCGTGATCCGGGCGTCCAGGCCACGACCTGGGAGTCGCCGACCTGCGTCAGCCACTCGACGCGCAGGTCCCGGTAGGCCCGGCGACCTGCCGCGCCCATCGGGGTCTCCACGACCGTCTCCGTCAGCGGCGGTAGATCGGTCAGGACCTCGGACCGCTCGCGCCTCAGGAACTTCCCGTCCAGGTTCTCCCGGATGAACTCGGCGTAGTGCTCGCACGTCCCGGTCCGGTTCACCAGGTCGCACGCCGGGGTGCAAGCCCGCAGCCCCGTCAGGTTGTAGCGCTGGAACCGGGTTGGTTCGTTGCGGAACCACGACAGCGCCCAGCGCCAGTAGGAGCCGTAGCGCCTGCCCGGGGCGGCCTGATCCGGGTGGAGCAGGCGCAGCAGCGTGAACAGCTCGTAGCCCCAGTTGGGGACCGGCGTGCCGGTCATGGCGAGCACGCAGTCCGCCCGCTGAGTGATCTGTTCGGTGGCCCCGGTCCACGAGGTCTTGCGGCCCTTTATGTAGTGGGCCTCGTCGATTATGACCGCGTCCCACGGCTGGTCGAACTCGGGCCGGGGGCGGGGAATCGGCCGGGTACCGCCGCGCTCGGTCCGCTCCCGGGCGTTCAGCCGGCTGTAGGGGGCGAAGGTGAAGACTTCGGGCCGGTCTGCCCACTTGGCGACCTCCGCCTGCCAGGTCCCGGAGTTCAGGATCAAGGCGGGCGCGATCACCAGGACCCGGTCCCTACCGCCGTACGCCTCTATCGCGGTCCGGGTCTTGCCCAGTCCCGGCTCATCCCCCAGCAGCCCGCGGTTGACGTGCTGCAGCCAGTCGACCGCGAACCGCTGGTGCTCCAGCAGGGGCGGGCGGCTCATGAGACCAGCCTGTTCACTCGGCACCAGGAGGCGATCAGCCGGGCCCGCCCGGCCAGGTCGCTGTGGTCGCTGTCGTCTACGTGGTACAGGGCGTTCACGTGGGCGACCGGGAGCCACACGGCGTCGTGCCAGTAGATCGGCCCGTCCTGGGGGCGCAGGACCGTGCCCTGAGCGAGCGGCGAGTCCTCGTGGGCGGTGATCACCTCGTAGTCTCCGTCGCGCAGGCGCAGGGCGAGCACGGCGGGCTCGAGGTTCCGCTCGTGCGCACGGATCACGATGATCAGGTGGGCGGTCGGCCAGTTGGTCCGCGTGTCCACGCACCAGAACTCCTGGTTCCCGTCCCAGTCGGCCCGGGCGGCGTAGCCGTCGAAGACCGTGATCTCGGCGTGTACCCGCTCGGTCTCGTCGCTGTTGAACTGGCGTTCCACGCTGAGGATCTTGTCGATCCGCCCACTCGTGATCGCGTAGTCCCCGGGCAGCAGCTCGCGGGCTTTCTTCCTGGTCATCCGTGGTCGGTTGGTCGTGTGTCTCATCGCGTGCTCCCGGCGATCTCGGCGATCCGCTGAGCGACCGCGGCCAGCTGCTTCATGTGGGTGCTGGCGGTCTGGATCGCGCCCTCGAACGCCTTGCTGTGGTGGTCCAGGAGCCACCACAGGGGGCTGCGGTGGGCGATGATTTCGGCCCAGGCGTTGACGGCGTCCTGCAGCCGGTCTATGGTCCAGGCGGTCTCGTACGGGCTGGTCGGCATGTTGACCGGGTCGGGCATGTCCTCGGGCCAACGGTCGCCCGCGTGGAGCGTGTCGAACCCGATCCAGCCGTCTCGGTTTTTGTAGGTCAGTTCGCTGGCCCCGCCCACGAGGCGGGCGGCCTCAGGCCAGCCGTCCTCGTTGTCCCACATGATCTGGTTGATCGTGTCGTAGTCGCGCCCGTGCCAGTCGCAGCCCTGTGGGACTCGCACGTACCCGTTGTAGGCGGTTCCGTCGTTCGGGTTGCAGCCGGCTGGCGCGATCGCGCACTGCAGCCCGGCGTGCTCCCAGGTCTTGATGGCTTTATCTGTGGGGAAGCCCATGACTTGTCTCCTTCGTGTGTTGTTTATTTTGTTCACTCGCTCTGGTTGCTGAACCAGAGCCAGTAGATCACGCCCGCGAACCCGAGGGCCAGGATGAACGGCTTGGGCGAGCCCGAGGCGGCCCAGGCGCCCAGCGACAGGCCCAGGAGCGCGATGATCGTGACCGCGACGAACACGAGGGCCACGACGGCCGCGTAGCCGTGCCGGGCGATAAAGAACACGATCCGGTCGTCCTGTCTCGGTTCACGCGACACGGCCGGTTCCTCCCTTCAACTCGCCATAGGCGCTGATGATCGCGGCGATCTGGCCCGTGTACTCCACGCGATACTGCTGCAGGAACCGCGGGGCCTCGCTGACCGCGTCCCACACGTCCACGGTCCAGCCCTTGTAGCCCGTGACCTCGCCGTACTCATACCAGATCACGACCCGGGCGGTCCCGTCGTCGACCGTGAACCGGGAGTCCATGTAGTCCAGCTCGACCTCGGCGTCCCCGGCGTAGTTCCGCATGAGCCAGTTCGACAGGATTCGGCCCGCCAGCGGCGTGCGCAGCACCCGCCCGGTCTTGTTCTGGGTCATCGTGATCGCAGTCATGATTCGTGTCTCCGTTTCTGTGTTGTGTCGGGGGCGGCGGTTTCCGCCCCCGGCGGTTGGTTGTTGTGGGGTCAGGACCTGACGTACTGGATCAAGAAGTCCTCGAGCTCATCCCGGGTGGTGACCGTCTTGTAACTGCGGTGGTCACCGACCTGCAGGTGGTCGCCCTCGAACTCGAAGATCCAGACCGCGTTCGTGGCCTCGTCGTCCACGAAGTAGTAGCCGCCCAGGGACTTGATCGGGTTCACGCCGAACCAGGTGGTGAGCGTCTCCACGAGCTCGCTCTTGGTGATCAGGCTCTGGGTGGTGATCGTGTTGCTCATCTCGTGTCTCCTGTTTGTTGGTGGGGTTTCTTCCCTCCCCCTTATAAAACAATTTTATCACGCCGCTAGATTGCGTGTAAATCTAGCGGCGTGTGAATCACGTCACTCCGCGAGTCGGGCGATCTGGGTCCAGTCCCACACGATCCGGCCAGCCGTCCAGTCGGGCGGGCGACTCGTGGAGAACGTGACAATCTGGCCCGTGGAGTTGACCATGAGGCCGTTCGCGTCGACCGGCGTGTAGTGACGACGGTTCGAGTTGGTAACCAGGAACTCCTGGTTGTAGATCACCGGGGCGTCGTCAGCGGCCCGCAGCCGCTCGTCGGCCACCCACTGGTCCAGAGCGGGCTGCAGTCCCGGGACCGCCTGGCCCGGGCTGACCCAGGTCCGGTCACCCGTGACCGAGTCCTGGTAGACGAACAGCAGAGCCGGACGGCCGTTGGCAGCGCCCGTGTGGACGATCGTCCCGTAGAAGTTCGGGAGCTGGTTCAGGTCGCCAGCCACCAGGTCAAACCGGCTGGCGGTCCCCTGGGCGAGCGCCTGGGCGGTGGCATGCAGGGCGGCGAGGGCGGCGAGCGGGGAAATCGGTGCGGTCATGGTCGGTGTCTCCTTCGGGGACGGGCCCGGGGCGGGGTTGCCGCCCCGGGCGGTGGGTGGTCAGGAAAGCATGAACTCGAGGAAGGTCCCCAGGTCGTCCGCGTCGTCCGCGGTCCGCCCGTGCTTGACCTCGGTCCACGTGCTGTCGGTCATCGTCGCGTAGACCATGCCGTCCAGGAGGTTGAACGCCCAGTAGGTGCCGGACTCGGCGCTGTAGGCACGGTAGCCGATCCCCAGGTCGGCCAATTTGTCTCCCTCGTGGTCGAAGTGCTCGCTGAGGACCCGGTCCAGGTCGGTCTTGGTGATCATGGTTTGTGTCTCCTTGTTCATCCCCGGGGCTCGTTCCCCGTTGATAAAACAAGTTTATCACGTGGGCGTTGGGTTGTGTGACCTGACGCCCACGTGAAACAGGTCACAGACCGGTGGAGCCGAAGCCCCCCGCGCCCCGATCCGAGTTCGACAGCTCACGCGCCGGGACCGGACGCAGACCCGCCGTCAGGTTCGGTAGCACGATCAGCTGACTGACGCGCTCGCCCTCCTCGAGCACGACCTCCTCCGGGCCCGGATTGAACACGCCAGCAAAAAGCTCGCCACGATAACCACAATCGATCACCCCCTGGATCGTCTGTAGACCCCGTCGCCTCATCGTCGACGACCGACCAGTCAGCAGACCCCAAGTCCCAGCCGGCAACTCGACCGCCACGCCGCACGGCACGTCCACGAACTGCCCCGGCGGAACCGTCGTCAAAGCCGACACGTACAGGTCCAGACCCGCGTCATCGCTGTGCCCCCGAGTCGGGAGCCTCGCCGCCCCCGAATCCATGCGGACCGGCAGATCCGCCACAGGGCGGTGAGGCACCAGCGCAGTCCTGCGCGTCAGCGACGCACGCACCGACTCCACCATCTGCGGCAGCGGCATGGTCTCCGCCGCGATCACCTCCACCTCAGTAGCCGCGTACTGGGTCGACCAGCCACCCACCACGCGACTCCCCCGGGTCACCAAGAAAGTCACCGGCTTCGCCGCCACGATCGCCCGCTCAACCTCCGCCGGGACGCCCCAAGACCGGGGCTCCTCCACTGGCAGCAAGACCAGCAGCGCGTCCGCGCGATCCAGAGCCGCCATGTTCACGTCACGTACACACGAGTCCGTGCCCACGCCACCCGGCGGAACCGTGAAAGCGCTCGCGGGCCGGTAGAGCACGAAATCGTGCCGCAGCCAGTCCAGCACCTCCTCGAACTTCGCGGGGATCTGCGGCGCGTCCCTGTCGACCGCCTGAGCCACGTACACCAAAGTCATCGTTCTGTCTCCAAAGTTTCGGGGCGCCCCGCCCGGTCCCGATCACCAGGCGGGGCGCCAGTCTCTAATCAGTCCCGGTCCGGGCCACCCGGCCAGGTCCCGGCCTCGCGGGCGCGGCGGACCATGAGCGTGTAAACCCCCAGGTCCGTGAGCGTGTCGTCCGAGACGAACTCGCCCCGTGTGACCGCCGCCGTCCAGCGCTGCATCTTCCCCATCGCGTAGAACCAGCACGCCAGCTCCACCCGGCGGGCACGCGACAGGTCCGACCGGCCCATCATGCGAGCCAGCGCCGCGCCCATCTCCTCCAGCTCCACCGAGCCGTACTCCACGGCCTTCGGCGCCACCATGGCCATGTCCGCCTGGGCGGTCGACAGCCACCAGTCACGCAGATCCGCCAGAGCCTCCACCGAGGTCCCGGGGTCGGCCGGGCTGGCCGCCGTTGGGGCCGACCCCACCAGGTCCGAGAGCCACGGCTCGCAGCACGGACTCACCGGCTCCTGTCCCAGGAACCGACCCGACTGGATCGAAACCGGCCCCAGGTCCTCCTCCACCAGGAACTCCCAGACCGGCGGCTCCACGGGGTCGTCCCCCGGGACCCGGATCCGGTCCGCCAGTCGATTACGGACGCCGTCCAGAGCACCCCTCAGCATGTCCGCCTCCTCAGTACAGCGCCGTCGACGGCGAGGTCGTCACCATGGTGATCGGGGCGTCCAGCGCCGCGCGCACCTGGGTCAGGTAGTCGAACAGCGCCGTGGCCGTGGCCGTGCCCTCCTGAGACTCCAACTGGGCCGACGCCCAGTCCGCCGAATCCCCGTCAGCCCCCGCGATCTGCGGCAGGACCTGATCCACCATGGTCATCGCGATCTCAACCGTCGGCTCCCCGCCGTTCGCGTGGATCGCCCGGTTGATTGCCGCCGGGTCGAACTGGCCCACGCGGCGGACCTTGTGAGTCACCGTCGTACGCTCCTCAGGCAGGCCCAGCTCTTCCCACGTGGTCTCGCCCTCAAGCGGACCCGAGTTCCCGGCCACGCGGATCGGGTAGACGCGAGTAGCCAGCACGATCTTGAAGTCGCGCACCCCCACGTGCCACGGGTTCACGCCCGCCATGGCCAGGAAGTCGATCCCGCGCGTGTCGCTACTCGTGCACTGCGGGTAGTGGCCCGCGTGGAGGCCCAGGCCGTAGCCCTGCGTGCCCTCCACGACGACCGCCTGAGGCACGTGGTCCAAGTAGTCGTCCATGTAGGCGACCCAGTCCTCGATCACCTCGAAGCCGAGCTCCTCCGCGAGAGCCACCGCCTCGGGGCTGTCCCCGAAGCGGGTGGCCGTGCGCCACACGCGGTCCGACCTGCAGGCCCCGATCCCCTTAGCCGTGGACCCGAGGCGCTGCGCCATGCCCGCCTCGACCTCCGCCTGCTTGTGCTCCTCCGTCAGGACCGTCGCCTCCGCGGCGATCACCATGTCCACGCGGTGGCCCGCGGCACGCAGGTCCTCAACCTCCTGGCGCAGGACCGCCAACTCGATCTCCGATCCCGGTGCGATCGCGCACTGGCACGGGTCCAGGGCGGCGCCCACCGGCACGGTACGCAGGGCGAACGCCTGCCCGTCCCGGTCGACCACCGTGTGGCCCGCGTTGGGACCGGCGACTCGCACGTTCAGCACCGGGTGGGCGGCGCGCTGTTCCCGCTGGATCAGCTGGGCGGCCACGTGGCCCTTGCCCTCGGACCCGAACTGGGCGCCTGCGACTACGACGACTTTGCTCATGGCTGTGTCTCCTGTTCGTGTTTCTTAATCTCCGCCAACTGCCGGCGGAGTTCCCGCTTGCGGCGGGAGGCTTGTTGGTTGGCGGCGCGCAGGTCTCTACGCGCCCGTTGGATCCGTCGCTTGGCCCGCTTCACGATCGGGTCCTCCGGCAGGAACTGCGGGTCCTTGATGATCTCGTAGTCCGCCAGCGCGCGGATCATGATCTCGAGCGCCCGTTTCTGTACGTGTACGTACGGCTGCATGTCCAGCAGCAGGTCTCGTGCTTTCGAGATCACCACGGGCACCTGGTAGTGGCGGCGCGGCTGGCTGCTGGTCCCACCGACCCCGACGGGCCAGGACCGGTCGGGCGCCATGTGGTGGACCTCGAGCGAGTCCTCCCGGTCGTTGGTCTTCGTCAGTAGGATCGTGGCGAACGACCTGTCCGTAGCCAGGCGGCGGGCGGAGTTGACCATCAAGTAGCCGGTCGGGTCGAACCAGCTAGCGAGGCGCCTCAGCGTCTCGGCGCTGTAGCCGGTTCGCGTCTCGGTCTTGTCTCCCTGTTCCATGTCTCAATCCTAACCTCTCGTGTTATCACGTGTCAACGTGACGGTCACCACGCTGACGGGTCGACGTGGCCCGGGACCTCCGGGAACCAGCGCTTCCACGCCTCACCACCCACACGCACCACCTCATCCACGCACAGGTCCCCGATCTCACCAATCGGGACCAGCACGTCCAGCGAGTCGTGCACCATGAGCACGCCACCCACGCCACCCACGTACGTGCCGTCCCGGTCCACGCCGTCGATCACCCACGGGGCCAACAGCTGGTCGACCTTGTCCGTCGCCTCCAGCCACCAGTCCTGCGCCAGCTGCGCCAGGTTCCCCTGGACCCGCTGATTGAACGCCTTGTGCGTGTCCTCATCCCGGGTGAACCACCGGCGCTCGCCGTTACGCAGATCCACCCAGCCCACACCATACTGGGCCACCCGCTGCTTCACCCGCTCCTCATGGAACCGGATCGCACGCCGGTACTGCGGGTACAGCGAGTTCCAGTCCGCCACGATCCGCTGCGCCTCCGCGCGGCTGATCTCCGTCCCCTCCGCTGCAAGGCTTTCACGGAACGTGTCAGCGCCCACGCCGAAGATGAAAGAGAAGTTTGCACGCTTTGCAAGCGTCCGCCACTGCGACCAATCCGGGTGGTCCTCCGACACGTGAAACAAAGCCTTCGCCGTTTCACCATGCAGATCCCGTCCCTGTGCAAAAGCCTGCAACATGGGCCGGCAGTTTGCAAGCAGCGCGGCCACGCGAGCCTCCGCGTTAGCCAGATCGCACTCCACCAGGCGCCACCCACGCGGCACGCCCAGCTCGATCAGACCACGCGGCGTCGGCACACCCTCGGGCAAAGCCAGCCGGTAGTCGTGCGGAATCGCCTGCAACTGGATCCGCTCCACCGAGAACCGACCCGAGACCGTCCCATTCTGACGGAAAGTCGGGTGGAGCCGCCCGTCCGGGCCAGCCATGGAAGTCCAGCCCTCGTACCAGCGCGAGACCGCCGAGTCCCAGCCCCGGTAGCGCGCGAACTGTTCCGCATGCGGCATGTGGTCACGCACCATGCGATCCAGGATCGACGCCGTAAGACTCGGCGCCCCCTGGGCGGTGGTCGCATACGGCGGTAGACCCATGCCGCCCTCGGACCTGGGAGCGAACCAGAACCGCTTCGCCGCGTTCACGCTCGGCTCGAACGGCAACGACCGGACCAGGACCGCAAGTTCCGACCTCAGCCGGTCCCCCGCCTCCCGTGCCGCCACCGGGTCGTACGGCAGGCCCCGACGCTCGGTCCGCACCAGCATACGCGTGACCTCCATACGCCTGTACGCGTGGTCCAGCACGTGACCCGACGGAGCCGGCAGGCCACGCAGCTCGCCCCGGCCATACAGGCCCAGGTCGTGGTTCTGCCGCAGGTAGAGCATGAGCGTCAGCCGGGCGTCCAAGTCCGCGTACCTACCCACGCGGTCCCACGGCATCAGGTCCCAGCGCCCAGCCGGGAGCTTCGCCCGCCGCAGGTAGTCGTGCACCGTACGCGACTCATCACCCACCTGCGTACCGAACAGGAACTCACAAGTCGGCTTCAACGCCGTCGTACCCACCATGGCGCCACCGGTCCCACGGCGCAGAACCCACGGGGCGTACAACTGGGCGCACACGTTCTGCGTGTCCCACAGGAACCGGTCCAGCAGGTCCACGCCGTCGCCCGGCCACCGGCGCACGCCCGCCGCCATCATGGCCAGGTCGAAGCGGGCGTGGTGGAAGACCAGGTCGCAGCCCTCCGGCGGGCCATCGTAAGAGCCCGGCGGCGGGCCCGTCAGACCTTCCAGCAGGCCACGCCACTGACTGTGCGGCTGGTTCGACGTGGCCGGGATCAGCTCGCCCTGCCCCGAGTACTCCGGCTTGCCCGTGCCGTCCACGCCCTGGTCGAACGGCCACGCGGCCGACAGGATCCAGACCGGGTCCACGCCGTCCGCGTAGGTCTCAGCCTGCAGAGTGACCACGCCCGAGTCCCACACGTGCTGGCCCTCGCACAGGTGACGACGGATGAACTCGAGCTCGCGGCCCTCCAGGACCAGGGCCACGGACACGGTTGAGACTCGTGCCCCGTCGTCCGGGTGCAAGCCCGAGGTCTCCGTGTCCAGGGCCACCGTGGGGCGGACCAGCCCGGCGGCGGCGAGCATACGCATGAACCCGCGGGGGTTCAGGCGCTCCACACGCGTGTCTGTGGTCACCATAGCCGCGACCCCAGACTCATGACCGCGTGGTAGGCTTCGATCACGTCGCGCTCCTCGCGGGGGTCGATCACCCGGCCATCCTCCAGCAGGTACTGGAAGCCGCGGGGTGTGGAGGGCCCGCGCAGCGCCAGTAGGCCCTTCACCAGGCGCCCACCGGCGGTCCCGATCAGGACCCGGATCAGTCGGGCCTCCGGCCACTCAGTCCTGTACATGCGCAGAGCATAGGACCGGGGTCCTACGTCGGGGGATTTGTTTGTGTTACGTTCATCACACATGATTTGTGTCTCCTGTCACTCTCTGTCAGTCTCTTGTAGGGATCGGCTCCGCGTCCGGGTTGAAGCGCGCGAACACCCACCAGTGCCCACGCCACGCCGTAGCCCGGAACTCGAGCCTGCGACCACCCAGCTGGGCGCCATACCGCTGACCCAGCCGCAGGTGGCTCGCCGCCTGGTGGGCACCACGCGACTGCAGCGGCCACGGCCCATAGAACCGGAACCACAGCCCCGGGCTGCGCTCCAGTACCTGCGCCGCCTCAAGCACCGTGCGGTGCTTATTCCCCCGCGGCATCGGCGCCTCGTACAGGCGCGGATCCTGCAGGCCAGTCAGTTCCTCTTCCGTCAGCCCGTCTGCGGCCACGACCGGCCCGGGCGCACTCATCGGTCTCATGGTCCGAGTCTATCACGCGTGATAACTACAGATCAATCGGTAGTCCGTAGTCCCCCAGCCACCGGTTCACGTACTCCCGGCCCGGGTAGCCGTCCGGGAAGTCCTCGCCCCGGATCAGCAGATCCGTCATCAGCTCCGTCTCGCCCCGGTCGCTCAGCACCTTCACCAGCCGCAGGAACCGGTCACGGTCCGACTCCACGCCCACGTCCGGGACTCCCGGGACGAACTGGCCCCAGACCCACCAGCAGCGCTGGCCGTGCAGCGTCGGAGCCATGGGCGTGTCCAGCAGCAGCCGCAGATTCAGGTGCCCGCGCGTACGCGCCACATCAAACTCGGCAGCCAAGGACTGGCGGGTGCGCAGCCTGGACAACGCCGCCTTAGCCGTGGACTCGCGCCATGCCTCCCACGGACCGTACAGGCGTCGCCACGCCCTGGGCTTATCCACCAGGCCACGCACCAGGTTCTCCAGCGCCATACGCTCCATAGCCGTGGTCGGGCCACTACCGGGCCCGGTGGATACACGCCCCGACCTGGCCATAGCCGCCGCGTGGTCCGCGTAGTCCTCCTCCGCGTCCATCAGGAACTGGGGCGGACACGGTCCCACGCGGTGTCCAGCAGTCGGTGTGCTCATGGTTCTCTCCTATCTCTCGGTACTTCTGGTCTGAGTCAGACCAAAAATCGCCCGTTGGGCACGTACTAAGTTTAGCAGAGCGCTCTAGATTCTGTAAGTTGGAAGTCTCTCCGGGTTGGGCTTGTTAGACCCAACCACGCCGATCGACCGTCAGTCGATCGATTTCTAGTTCGTAGTTTGAGTCAGACTAAGAGTCTCTCAGAACAACCGCGTCAGGACGCCGCTCAGAGACAGGTCGGACCGCTCAATTTAGACCGAGTTTAAACAGAGGAACCGGAATACCACCGTACATAACGACACGAGCTTAAATAATTAGTTGGGTTTTTTCTTTACCTCTAGTATGAAATGACTACGGAGAGGGGGTTTGTAGTGCGCGTACGCGCGAACGGGTTCGGACCAAATTTGTCGAACACACGAGCCGACCGATCGGTAGGGGAGGTTGTCTCACGTACGTACGCGACGCACGCACGACGCACGAGCACCCAGGTGCGTGAGCGCCAGCGCCCATGGGTGAGCGCCAGCCCGGGTATGTGATCGCGACCACCCATGGGTCCGAGCGACAGGGGGCGGGTCGGTCAAACCACCCGGTGGGTGGCCCGCGTACGGGTATGTGACGAAGACCACCCTACTCCCGGCTTGCGCCCACCCGTGTGCCCGCGCTATACTGGTGCCCAAGCACCCACCAACGTGTCTCCTGGTGGGACTGCTGGGGAGACGACGCTGCGGGCACAGACTGCGAGGGGATCGTGGGACGGACAGCCAGCGGCCAGCACAGGCGTTGGCGCAGACGCGTGCTGGCAGCAGAACAAGCCCGCGGCGTCGTCAACTGCCCGATCTGCGGCGTGGCTCTGGACTACGAGCACAGCATGAGGCCGAACAGCGCAGAGCCCGATCACGTCGTCGCGTTCAAGTTCGGCGGTGGCTACGAGCTGAGCAACGGCCGCGCGCTCTGCCGTCGCTGCAATCAGCGCCGAGGAGACGGAAGCCGCGATGTGGTGAACGCCACACAAGTCAAGATTGCGACCACGGACGTCGTGTGGTAACCTTGAGTCAAGAGGTTGAGGAAAGCCCAAGGCCACGGCGCTCTTCAACCGAAAACTGAATAAAGCACCGCCGGACACGGAACGATCGAAGAGCCGCGTCTACTTCGATCACTCGAGAGTTCAAGTCCAGCGCGAGATCAAGACGCAACCCGAGCACCCCGGGGAGGGAAACCTCCTCGGGGTAGCAGAGCACCCCCGGAGGCATAGTGCAGTACCTCCCCCGGTGTGATAAAGTTCATAACTGCGCATACTAACTGGCGACCAATTCATAAGGGGCTCTTATGGCTACCGAGATTCACGACGACTCCGAGTTGCTGGCCCCGGCGCCTGAGGACGCCCGTGACTGGGACCACGTCACCGAGCTCGTGCGCCTGTACAACCTGTCGCTCCAGTCGATGGCCGGGACCCCCAAGTACCGGCGTGGCCCGCTGATCGGCGAGGCCCACAAGCTGACCAACTCGATCAGCCAGGCGCTGGGGATCCCCACGTCCCAGCGGCCCTCGAAGACCGAGGTGACGCAGGCCGCGGAGTCCAAGGACCCGGCCAGTGGCCTGGTCGACTTCCAGGAGGCCGTGCGTGCCCGCCAGCGCGCCTAAGACCATCCGGTCGACTGCGATCGACCGGACCATGGGGGACCTGGCGTGCGAGTTCATCACCAAGCACGGCCTGGTGCCCGATCCGTGGCAGGCGGAGGTCTTGGACGCGTGGCTGGCTCTGGATGAGCACGGCCGCTGGGCTCACCTGACGTGTGGCCTGTCGGTCCCCCGCCAGAACGGGAAGAACGTGTGCCTCGAGGTCCGCGAGGTCTTCGGGGCGGTGGCTCTGGGGGAGCGGATCCTCCACACGGCCCATGAGGTGAAGACGGCTCAGAAGCACTTCCGTCGCTTGAAGTTTTTCTTCGGTGAGAAGGCGAACGACCCGGCTGCGCAGTTCCCGGAGCTGAACGCCCTGGTGAAGACGATCCGGTCGGTGAACGGCCAGGAGGCGGTCCTGCTGTCGAACGGCGGGTCGATTGAGATCGTGGCCCGGTCGAAGAACTCGGCGCGTGGCTTCACGGTCGACACGCTGGTTATGGATGAGGCGCAGGAGATGAACGACGACGCGTTGGAGGCTTTGATGCCGACGACGTCGGCGGCTCCGCTGCGTAACCCGCAGTGGCTGTTCACGGGGACCCCGCCGGGGCCGCAGGCTGATGGCGAGGTCTTCACGCGTGTCCGTGACGACGCCCTGGGTGACAACCCGGGGCGGACCTGTTGGGACGAGTGGTCGCCGGACGGGAACCCGGGTCTGCTGGACCTGGACGACCGCGAGCTGTGGAGGGCGAACAACCCGGCGCTTGCGGTGGGCCGCCTGCAGATGATCGTGGTGGAGGGCGAGCGCAAGCGGTTCAGCCCGGATGGTTTCGCCCGCGAGCGCCTGGGCGTGTGGCCGTTGAAGCGTGGCCGGACTCGGGCGATCAGCGCGGAGGCGTGGAAGTCGTGTGTGGCGGATCCCCCGGCGGACGGGGTCAAGTCGTTCGCCGTGGTTTTCAGCCAGGATGGCATGCGGCAGGCGGTGGCTGGGGCGATGCGTGATGGCCAGCGGGTCCACGTGAATCTGATCGGTGCGTGGTCTGGTCCGTTGGAGCAGGGCGTGGAGCGGCTGGCGGACTGGCTGGCTGAGCGCCGGGCGTCTACGGCGCAGGTGAGTCTGTTGGGTGGGGCGGGCTCGGCTCCGCTTAAGGACGCGCTGCTTGCGCGCAAGCTCCCGCCCCGTATGATCCATGTGATGAGCACGGGCGAGTACCTGGACTCGTGTGCTATGCTGGTCCAGTCGGTGGCTAGCGGCCAGACGACTCACCCGGCGGGTCAGGAGGGCGACGCCTTGGATGCGTCGGTGGGCTCGTGCGACAGACAGAAGCGCCGTAGGGACGGGGCGTTCGGTTGGGAGGCGACTTCGCCGGAGGGCGATGAGCTCCCGATCGAGGCGATCAGCGCCGCGAACTGGACGGCGCGTACGACTAGGCGACGCCCGCGGGGCGCCGGTAACCGAGGGGTGAAGATTCTGTGATCCTGGACACACAAGGACTGGACGGCTCGGATCCGATCGTCCAGTCGGACCCGGGCGTACCGCAGGTGGTTGGCCTGGACTCCAGCCGGCAGGCGGTGCTGGACAAGCTGTGGCGGCTGTGGTCGTCCCGTCGGGCGCGCAACGCCCTGTTGGACGTGTACTACGACGGGCACCGGTCGCTGCAGGACCTGGGGATCTCGGTTCCGCCGCAGATGACGCGGGTCCGTGCGGCGCTGGCGTGGCCGTTCAAGGCGGTCCAGTCGCTGGCGCGCAAGCACGTGTTCGAGGGATTCAGCCTGGACGGCGACACGGACCCGTTCGACCTGTCCTCGCTGTTGGCCCATAACTCGTTCGATCTGGAACTGAGCCAGGGCATAACCAGTGCTTATAAGCACTGTTGTTCGTTCATCACCTGTACGCTGGGCGACCCGTCCGCGGGCGACCCCGAGGTGGTTCTGCAGGCGCGCGACGCCCTATGGTCCGCGGCTCTGTGGGACCGGCGTCGGCGGCAGATTTCTGCGGCGCTGACGATCACGGACGTGGCTAAGGACGCGCCCAGCGCGGCGGTCCTGTACCTGCCGGACGACGTGATCGCGCTCGAGCGGGGCGCTGCCGGCAACTGGGTGGCTAGGTCCCTAGGCAACCCGACCGGTCGGGTCCTGGTGGAGCCGCTGGTCTACGACCCGCAACTGAGTCGCCCGCTGGGGCGCTCGCGGATCAGCCGGGAGGTCCGCTACCTGACTGACGCGGCGATCCGGACCATGGTGCGTGCGGAGACCAGCGCGGAGTTCTTCGCGTCCCCGCAGCGCTACGCCCTGGGTGTGGACCCGGAGGCTTTCGACGACATGGACCGGTGGAGCGCAGTCATGGGCCGCCTGCAGGTTCTGACCGTGAACGAGAACGGCGACGCGCCGTCCGTGGGCCAGTTCCCGCAGTCGTCCATGTCGCCTCACTGGGAGATGTATCGACAGCTGGCGCAGAACCTGTGCGCGGCGACGAACATGCCGCAGTCCATGGTCGGCCTGTTCGCGGACAATCCGGCGAGCGCGGAGGCCATGCAGGCGGCGGAGTACGCGCTGAGCGATGAGGCGGAGTTCCAGTGGCGCGTGTTCGCTCCGGCGCTGCGCCGCGTCGCCCAGAACGCGGTCATGCTGCGCGATGGCTTGAGTGAGCCACCGCAGGAGTCGTGGGACTTGCAGGTGCGTTGGACTCCGGCCCGGTACGTGTCCCCGGCTGCGGCGTCCGACTACATAACCAAGATCGTCCAGGCGCTCCCGCAGGTGGCTGACACGACTGTGGCTCTGCGTAAAGCGGGCTTCACACAGCCGGAGATCGAGGAGATGGAGGCGCAGCACGAGCGCCGCCGGGCCTCGTCCGTCCTTGAGACGATCATGGCGGGGGTACGTACCGGCGAGGGCGCTCCGGGCGCTACCGTGGCCGGGGAGACCCCGTCCGTGGGTGCTCTCGCTGTGGGGGTGACCGCCGGTGGTGACCAGGGCTGAGATCAACCAGATCTGTGGGGCGATCACGCGCACCAGCTCGCTAGCGGTCAACGACCTGACGATTTTCTTCAACAGCCTGGACTGGTCGAGCCCGGTCGCCTGCCGCGAGGCCCTGGTGGAATTCCTTCCCCGCCTGGTGGCTGTCTACGGCGGCACGGTGGGCGTGGCCGCGGCGGAGTGGTACGAGCGGGTCCGTAAGGACGAACTGGGCAAGCACTTCTACGCGACGACGACTGAGGCGGTCACGCCCGAGCAGGTGCGTCAGAACGTGCGCTACGCGTCGGGATCACTGTTTGAGGAGAACCCGGCGCGGGCGCTGTCGATCTTGCGTGGGGCGGTGGACCGGCACATACAGACTACAGCCCAGTCGGTGGTAGCCCACAACTCGGTGCGTGATCCGCGGTCCAGTGGCTGGGCGCGTGTCCCGTCGGGGACCAGCACGTGTGCGTTCTGCGCCATGCTGGCGTCCCGGGGCTTCACGTACACGACCGAGTTCGAGGCTCAGCACCGTGGTCGGGGAGCCACGCAGAACAAGTTCCACGATCACTGCCGCTGCCAGGTGGTCCCGGCGTGGAAGGGGCGGCAGGCGGCGGTGGACGGCTACGACCCGGCGGAGCTCAAGCGCCGGTACGACGAGTCCCGGAAACTGACGCAGGACCTGGGTGGGGACCCGAACGACCCGCACATGCTGCTGGCGACTATGCGTCGCCTGTTCCCGAACGACTACACGGACGGCGTGTCGCACGGGTGGGCCAGTGGCGCGATGAAAGACTTGCTGGTATGATTGAAACCACCGGAGGACTGTCACAGTCGATCCGGACCTTCCGCACGGACAGGAGAACAACTAAATCATGAACAACCCGGGAGACGCGTCCGCACCGGACGCACCAGACTCCGCGACTGACAGCACGGAGCCCACCGCCCCGCCCGAGCCGACCGAGTCGACTCAGGCGTCGGAGCCGGAGACCGACTGGGAGGCTGAGGCCGCCCGGTACAAGTCCTACGCCCGGCAGTGGGAGAACCGAGCCAAGTCGAACAAGGCGGCGGCCGACAAGTTCGACGCGCTCCAGTCGGAGCACGCGAAGGCCGTGGCCGAGCTGGCGGAGTACAAGAGCAAGGCTGTGGCGGCCGAGAAGGCTGCGCAGATCGCTGACTGGAAGAAGCAGGTCTCCGCGGCCACCCACGTGCCGGTTGACTTGCTGCGCGGCGAGTCCCTCGAGGACCTACAGGCGCACGGCGAGCTGATCGCCCAGGCGTGGAAGTCCGCGCCCCGTGGTCCGGTTGTTCCGCAGGCGGGTGATCAGCCCGATTCCAGTCCCGACGCCGCTCGGCAGTTCCTGCAGGCGCTGTTCGGCGGTTCCTGAACCAACACGGAAGGTTTAACACATGGCGACGATTTTTACGTCGACTGACGCACAGGTCCTTATGCCGCGCGAGATCGCGGACGGCATGATCAAGCGCACGCGCACCGAGTCGGTGATCGCGCGCCTGTCGAACCGCGAGCCCATGCGCTTCGGCAAGAAGGACTACCTGGTCTTCAACGACTTCCCGAAGGCCGAGTTCGTCGAGGAGGGCGCCCAGAAGTCCCCGACTAAGGGCGGCTTCTCCTCGGTCACCGCGGTCCCCCACAAGGCCCAGGTGACGATGCGGTTCTCCGAGGAGGCGATCTGGACCGACGAGGACTACCAGCTCGAGATCGTCAACTCGCTGGCCTCCGAGGGCTCCGTGGCGCTGTCTCGCGCCCTGGACCTGGGCATGATCCACCGCGTGAACCCGCTGACGGGCGCGGAGATCAGCTCCTGGGACAACTACGTGGCGAAGACCACGAAGTCCGTGACTCTGGCTCAGGCCGGGGCCGACCCGGACGACGACTTCGCCTCCGCCGTGGGCCTGCTGGTGAACCAGCCCGAGTCCTGGGGCGTGTCTGGCGCGGCCTTCGACCCGAAGTTCTCCTGGACTCTGTCCCAGCTCAAGCGCAAGGACGGCGCGGGCGCGACCAGCGACCGTCGTTACCCCGAGCTGGGCTTCGGCACGAACGTCACGAGCTTCATGGGCGTGCCCGTGGCTCAGGGCGACACGGTCTCCGGTCTGCCGGAGATCGCGACCGACTCGAAGATCCGCGGGATCGTCGGCGACTTCCGCGGCGGCGTCCGCTGGGGCGTCCAGCGCCAGCTCCCGATCGAGCTGATCCGCTTCGGTGACCCGGACGGCCAGGGCGACCTGAAGCGCCAGAACCAGGTGGCTCTGCGCCTCGAGATCGTCTACGGCTGGTACGTGTTCGTCGACCGGTTCGCTCTGCTTAAGGTCGCGTGATCGCCGTGGCCGACTTGATTCACGTGGAGTCCCGGTCGGTGGTCACCGTACCGGACGACCACCCGTTCTCCCTCGGTCACCCGGACTGGGCTCCGTTTGACCCCGAGATCCCAGCCGGGGTGACCGAGGACTCGGACCCGTTCGCGGAGCCCGAGGACGAAGACCCCGCCCCGAAGACCCGAAGGAAGTGATCACGTGGTAACCGTTTACACAACCGACGGGAACCAGGACCGCAAGATCGCGATCCCGGAGATCCAGTTCTCCGGCGGCCGCGCGGAGATCGACGAGGAGACCTACGCCCGGATCTACCCGGTGCGTGAGCGCCTCGGGATCACCACGGAGGCCCTGGCCTCCCCCGGGTTCACGGTCTTCAACCCGCCTGCCCCCGAGTCCACTGAGGACCACGAGGGCTGACGGTTGGCCGAGCCGTTCGCTACCGTAGAGGACCTGCAGGCCCGCTGGCGCCCCCTGTCTGACCAGGAGCGTCGGCGGGCCGAGGTCTTGATCGGCGACGTCACGGACCTGATCATGGCGACGTGCCCGCGGTGGGACAAGGCGACCGACCTGACTCGCCGCCGGATCACGTGCGCCGTCGTGAAGCGGGCCATGCAGGGAGACTCCGGCGTGGGTGGCTCGAACCTGGGCGCCTACCCGGAGCCCCGTGGGACTCTGTCCGCGGAGTCGCACACGACCGGCCCGTACACGGACAACTACACGTACTCGAATCCGGACGGGGACCTGTTCCTGAAAGCCAAAGAGATCCAGGCGCTCGGGGGCGCTCGCTCCCGTGCGCACGAGGTCGACCTCCTCCACGGGGCCCGCCCCATGAGCCAGGTCGACGAGCTGGTCTGGCTGTTTGGGGGTGTGGTCCCGTGACGGCGTTCGGCTGGGTACAGGTCACCAGGCGCCGCCGCGCGCCGGACGGCGTGGACCAGTACGGAGAGCCGGTTCCGGGCTCGTGGACCGAGGAGGCAATTAGTGAGCGGGCGTTGTTCGCGCCGGACGACAGCCTCGAGTCTACGAGCCCGGGCCTGGCCCAGGTCGTGTCGTCTGTGGCTTTGTATTGGCGCGGTTCGCACCCGGGTATCGTGGCTTCGGACCGGCTCGTGGTAGATGGTGTGGAGTACGCGGTGATCGGGCGGCCGTACGACTGGCCTAAGGGCCTTAAGGTGAAGATCGAAGCGGTAGAGGCGAGAGGTGTGTGATGGGCTCGGTCAACTACAAGCCGAACAAGCGGGTGGCTCGCCAGATTCTGACCTCCCAGCTGGCGTACGCCGCGGTGAACGACGGGGCTCGCAGACTTCGGGACCGCGTGGGCGAGGGCTTCCACACCCACCAGGGATACGGATCCACCCGCGCCCGCGCCTACGTGTCCGCGGACTCTGGCTCGAAGATCGCGAGAGCCAAGCTCCGGGACCACGCGCTCGAGCGGGTCCTGGGCTCCCTGCCCCCGTCGACGAAGGACTGACGCCATGCCCCAGATACCCGACGTGAAGGCCGAGGTCATGAACCGCCTGCGGGTGGTCCTGCCCTGCCCGGTGGTGAGCAAGCGCCCCGAGGGCGCGAACACGCCGCCGGAGTTCGTACGCGTGATCGCCACGGGCGGCGCGGGTCGCCTCCATGTGGCGACCGCACACGTCCAGTTGACGATTGATTCGTACGCTCCTACGACCGGCCGGGCTATGAAACTCGGCCTGGACGTGGACGCCGCGATGAACGCGCTCCCCAAGACCGACGCCCCCGTGGGCGCCGTAACTGGCACGTGTCCCGCCGAGGGCGTGGACGACTCAACCGTCGCTAAGCGAGTGACGGCCACCTACCAGATCACCGCGCGATTGGTGTGAGAAAGGACCAACTATGGCAAAGATTGACGCCGCGAACACGCTCATGTTCGGCTCCGAGTCGGACGCGATCTACCTGAGCGAGTACACGAAGGACTTGCTGAACCCGGTGACCGCTCTGGACTCGGCCGTCCCCACGGCTATGGAGGACATGGGCTGGATCTCCGAGGACGGCCTGTCGATCAACCTGAACGACTCGTCCGACAAGATCAAAGGCCACCAGGGGCATGGAACCGTTCGTCTCTACATGAGCGACTCCACGACTCAGCTCGAGGTCTCGCTGCTTGAGGCGAAGGCTAAGACTCTGGGCTGGAACTTCGACGCCACGGTGGAGAAGATCACCGGCCAGGGTGGGAAGCCGAACTACGCGAAGGTCGTGGCCCCGTCCGCCCGTGCGGCCCGTGACTTCACCGGCCTGGTGGACGGGTTCGACACGGCGAACTCCACGACCCAGTGGCGGATTCTGTTCCCCCGGCTGACTCTGGGCGAGCGCGAGGGAATCGCCATGAAGGTCGGCGAGCTGACTGTGTTCAAGTTCACGCTCGAGGTCATCGGCGGGTTCACGATCCTGACGAACCACCCGGCCATGATCCCGGCCTGACAGACTCCCCGGGACCGGGCGGTTGCCAGTCCCCCGGTCCCGGGTGAGACCCCCACAAACTGGCGCAACTGGCACAACTGGCAAGGAGGAGCCCATGACGGCAACCAAGAAGATCAGCCCGGCGGAGAAAGCCCGCCGGGAGGCGCAGAGCGCCGAGGACCGCGGCGAGATCCGTCCCGTGAAAGTCGACCTGTGGGGCGAGGTGATCGACCTGGATCCGACGCTCTACCAGGAGCTGGACCTGCTGGCCGACGCCATGATTTCGGACGACGACACGGAGACCGAGGAGGAGCGGATTAAGGCCTCGCTGCGGATCGTCCGTCGCCTGTGTGGTAACCGCTGGGCGCACGTCATGGCCGCCCTCAAGCGTGCTAACGACGGGCACGCCCCGCTGGCCGCTATGCGTGAGATCATGGAGAAGTGTGCGGAGGCCGCCCAGTCCCCGGAATCATCGGGCTCCCGGGAGTCCTGAACCGGTACTGGGATGAGGCTGAGGCGGACCTGCAGCGGGTCTACGGGATCGACCTGTCAGACCTGTGGCGGGGCCGCCTCAGTTTCCGTCGGATCGCCGTGCTGCTACGGGGACTACCTGCCGGCAGTTGCCTGGGGCGTGCGGCGGGCGGCTCTGCCGCCTGGTCCGACGAGACCGCCGCGATCCTGTACGGGTTGTGGCGTGTCGAGTCCCGTATCGTGTCCACGATCCCGGGGGCAAAACGAAGAGACTTCCCGAGTCCGCCCGAGCCGCCGGAGCCCGGCTGGCAGGACCGGATCCGGGAGAAGGCCGAGAGGGAGAAGGCGAAGGCCCGCAACTGGTTGGCTCGCCACCCCGAACTCGGTCTGTCCGTATAACTGACGAAGGAGCCGCCCATGGCTGGTTACGATCTCGGAACTGCGTGGATCCAGGTTGCGATCTCCACGAACAAACTGCAGTCACAGATCCGCGAAGCCATGGGCGGCGTGGACACCAGGCCCGCCGAGAACCGGATCATCGATGGCCTAGGCGGGGCCTTCAAGCGGGTCGGGAAGATCGCGGCCACCACGCTGACCACGGTGGCCACGATCGGTACGGGTCTGCTGTTCGGCGACATAGCGAAGCAGGCAATCGACGCCAGCGACGCGACGAACAAGTTCGCGAACACGCTCAAGTTCGCGGGCAAGTCGTCCGAGGAAGTCAAGCAACTGAGCGCGTCCGTCAAGGACTACGCGGACAAGACTGTCTACGGCCTCGGCGACATACAGAACATAACGGCCCAGCTCGCGTCCAACAACGTCGCGAACTACGACAAACTGGCCGAGGCCGCGGGCAACCTGAACGCGGTCGCTGGCGGAAACGCCGAGACTTTCAAGTCCGTCGGCATGGTTCTGACTCAAACCGCCGGTCAGGGCAAACTCACGACGGAGAACTGGAACCAGTTGTCCGACGCGATCGCCGGTGCTTCCGGCCCGCTGCAGGAGCAGATGCTCAAAAATGGCGCCTACACGGGGAACTTCCGCGACGCCATGCAGAAGGGCGAGATCACCGCCGAGGAGTTCAACCAGGCGATCATGCAGCTGGGCATGACGGACGTCGCCAAGGAGGCGGCCACGTCGACCCAGACGATCGAGGGCGCGTGGGGGAACCTCGAGGCGGCTCTGGTCTCGGGCGGCATGAGTGTCCTGGACCAGATCAAGCCCGCGCTCACCGGGTTCATGGGCCAGATCGCGACCGGCTCAGAGACGGCCTTCGGCTGGATTAACGACAAACTGATCCCGGGGATCGGCGCGGTCTGGGATATCCTGGCGAAGGGCCAGTTCGACGGGTCCGACAAACTGTTCGGACTTGAGGAGGACAGCGGGGTCGTAGACTTCCTGTTCAAGATCGGCGAGTCCGCCCGAGCCGCCGGTGACTGGATCACCGGCACGCTCATGCCCGGCCTGCAGGGCGTCGCGTCGATCCTGTTCTCCGGGGACTACCAGGGGCCAGGTAAGTTGTTCGGGCTCGAGGAGGACAGTGGCCTAGTCGATTTCCTGTTCCGGATCCGGGACGGGGCGATGGCCGCCGGGGAGTGGATCAACAACACGCTCCTCCCGTCGATCCAGGGACTGGCGCAGCTGGTCTTCACGGGGGACACGAACAAGCCGATTCTGGGGATCAAGCCGGACTCGGCGCTCATGGGTTTCTTCGAGGGACTGAGGGACGCGGTCAGTAAGGCCGTGGACGCGGCCTTGAAGTTCTCCGGCTGGGTGATCGACAACAAGGGCGTGCTGTCGACTCTGGGAGTCACGATCGGCACGGTCGTGGCCTCGTTCTACGCCCTGAACACGGCGACCAAGGCGATGGCGGCGATCCAGTCTGCCGGCAGTCTGCTGCAGTTCGTGGCCGGGCTGACCTCCATGAAGCGAGCCGTCGACCTGGCTAAGGGAGCGCAGGCGGCGTTCAACGTCGTGATGAACGCGAACCCGATCTTCCTGGTCGTGACCGCGATCGCCGCGGTGACTGCCGGTCTGGCCTGGTTCTTCACCCAGACCGAGACGGGCAAGAAGGCGTGGGCGTCGATCACCGCCGAGTTCAAGAAGTTCCTGGACTGGATCGCACCCTACTGGGACACCACGATCAACGCGCTCGGTTCCACGTGGAACACGGTCTGGGGCGCGGTCAGTGGATTCTTCACGTCCTATATCGTGCCGGTGATCTCCGGCGCGGTCTCCGTCCTGAGCACGGTCTGGTCGGTACTGAGCACCGCGGTCTCCACCGTGTGGAACGGGATCAAGACCGCGATCAGCGGCGTGGTCAGCTGGATCTCCTCCTGGGTAGGTCCGGTCCTGTCCGGGGTCTGGACCGGGATCAAGGTCGGCGTGTGGGTCCTGGCTACGGCTATCGCGTTGTACTTCCAGGCGTGGAAGGTCGCGATCTCCACCGTGGTCGATTGGATCATGACCTACGTGGCCCCGGTCTTGTCCGCCGTGTGGGATGGGATCAAGATCGGAGCCCAGGCCCTATGGGCCGGGATCGTCTGGGTCTGGGACGGTATCAAGGCGGCTGCAGCCGTCGTGGTCGGATGGTTCCAGACCTACGTGCAGCCCGTCCTGTCCCTTGTATGGTCGGGGATCCAGGTCGGCGCGCAGTTGCTGTGGGCCGCGATGCAGTGGGTGTGGTCGGGGATTAAGACGGCCGTGTTCACGGTCGTGTCCTGGTTCCAGACGTACGTACAGCCCGTTCTGTCGCTGGTATGGGACGGGATCAAGGCTGGGGCCCAGCTCCTGTGGGATGGGATTAACTGGGCTTGGAACGGGATCAAATCGGCTGTACTCACGGTCGTCAGTTGGTTCCAGACCTACGTGCAGCCCGTCATCTCCACAGTGTGGAATGGGATCAAGTCCAGTGCGGACACGCTGTGGAACGGGTTGAAGACCGTATGGGACGGTATCAAGGCCACGATCAACACGGTCGTCACCTGGTTCCAGAACACCGTCAAGCCAATCTTCGACACGGTCACCACGAACATCGAAAAAGCCTTCGAGACTATGAAGTCCGGTATCCAGACCGTGTGGGACGGCGTGAAATCAGTCGCCGCCAAGCCGATCAACTTCATTATCAACACCGTCTACCGGGATGGAATCAAGAAGACGGCCGATTCTATCGCAGACAAGCTCGGGCTGGGATTGCGGCTCCCATCCGTCTCCGGGATCCCCGGGTACGCGTCCGGTGGTGTCCTGCCCGGCTACACACCCGGGCGTGACGTCTTCCACTTCTACAGCCCCGACGGCGGCGGGGCGCTGGCCCTGTCGGGTGGCGAGGCGATCATGCGGCCCGAGTGGGTGCGCGCCGTCGGTGGCCCGTCGGCTATTGAACGGATGAATGACGCCGCCTCTCGCGGCTCCGGCCGATCGATCCCCGGCGGGGACCGGGGTGCGAAGTTCGCGGCATTCGCGGATGGTGGTATCTGGGACAAGGTCAAGGGCGCCGCCAAGTCGGGCTGGGACTCGGCCACCAGCTGGATCTCCAGCGCGGCGGACGCGGTCTCTTCGATCATCTCCGACCCGCTTGGGGCGGTCGAGAACCTGATGCGGGTCCCAATGAACCTCGCTATGAAGGCCCTCCCTGGCTCGGCATTCTTCCACGACATGGCCGGGGCAATCCCCGGCAAGTGGGTGGATAGTTTTGGCGAGTGGCTCAAGGGCAAGACAGCCACGATGGCCGCGAGCGACATCGTGAACGCGGCCAGGATGGCGATCGGCGCGACCTACGTGTGGGGCGGATCCTCCATCCCGCCTGGCGTAGACTGTTCCGGTCTGGTGTACTGGGCGGCTCACCAGATGGGGAGCAAGATCCCCCGGCTGACGGCCGCGGGTTACCAGGCGGGTTCCACTCCCGGCGGGTCCTACAACACACCCGGGACGCTCCTGTTCTGGGGCGCCCCCGCCCACCACATTGCTATCGCCTCCGGCGGTGGTCGGATGGTGGAGGCTCCCACCTTTGGTGTACCGGTCCGCGAGGTCCCCATCTGGGGATCTCCGACAACCGGTCTCTACAAGTTCGATAACGGCGGCTTCCTGCAGCCCGGTATCACGCCGGTCCTGAACGCGACGGGTAAGCCCGAGCCCGTGTTCACTAGCAACCAGTGGGACAAGATCGACGCGCTCCTGGCGCGCCAGAACACCCCGTCCGAGTTGACAGTCGTGGACGTGGACGGTAAACTTGTCGGTAGGATGCGCGTGGAGGCTGAGCGCGTAGTGATCGCCGCCTCCAGCGACGACTGATAGGGGCACGGTGACTATAAAGGCTTGGATCGGTGAAGTCTCCGGACTGCCGTCCCTGCTTGTGGACGGACCCGGCCGCCTCATGGCCGAGGACCGCCTCCTGACCGTACTCGGCGAGGGTCAACACCTCGTGGCCGACGCCCTGGCCGCCCCCGGTGTCCCGATTACATACCAGGTGGGCGCGGAGAGCGCCGAGCTCACCCGCCCCGTAGGGGACTGGTATGGCGTACACGTCGCTAGCCGGGATGGCCGGTCGATCCCCGGGCTGGTGTACGTACACAATAGTGACCCGTTGGACTGGTCAGCCCGTGTGGCTCGTGTGGGTGGCGTGACCCGGTGGGCGTTGAGGGACGAGCCCGTGACCGGCGAGGGCGTCATCGTGTGCCCGCCCTCTTACGAGGCGTACATGTGGTGGCTACTGCAGTCCCACAATCCGATCACGCTGGTCCCCACCGCCCCCACGGACGGCGTACCGCCCCGGACGGTCGTGGTCAACAGCGTCGCACGCAAGCGCCTGTGGGACCAGGACCTGCAGTTCACCGTGAAGTGGACCGAGTTCGAGCCCCAGGACAACCGGACCGGTCTCGGGGCCGTCCCAGTCACCACGTGGGGTGAGTGGTCCGACTACGGCGGGAGCCACCCGGACGAACCGGGCTGGCAGGCATGGTCCGCGCTCGAGGTCGCCCGTCGCGTACAGGGGATGCCATGAGGCCCGGCCCCAGCACCGAGGCGCTCAAGGGTACCGTCGCCGTCGGGGCTCGGATCGACATTCACCTGGGCGGCGTGGTGGTCGCCCTGGACGTACCGTGCGAGGGCGTGCAGATCGACTGGGCGTCCGACCGCGTCGTACCCGGCAAACTGACGTACACCTGTCCGTCCGGTTGGGTACCCAAGTCGCCGGTGGCCGCCCTGAACAACTACGGTCAGCGCAGTCACGTTCTCATGATGCTCGAAACTCCTAACGGGGTCGACTCGGTCGATCTGGGGTGGTGGCAACACCAGTCCTGGGAGGAGGACACCTCCGGGAAGGTTAAGGTTGAGGCGCTGGACCTGATGCAGCTCCTCGAGCAGGACCCGATGCCCTGGCCGTCGTCACCGCGTGGCGGAGCCACTGTCCTGTCTGAGGCGCAGCGATTGGCGGGGACCCTCCCGGTGGTGCTTGACCCGGGGACCCCGAACTCGCCGGTCAGCCCCTCCACTCAGTGGGGTCACAGTCGGTCTGAGGCAATCCGAGACCTGTGCGTGGCCCGGGGGCTGAACTGGTCGGTCAAGGCCGACGGGTGCTTGCACTTGTGGAAGCAGACGGACGCTGGCGAGCCGGTCGCCCGGTACACCGGTCGGGACATGCTCGTTGAATCACCCCGCAAGTCGGTGGAGCGTCGCCCGAATCGGTGGGTCGTAGTCGGTTCACCACAGCAGTCGGACGACAAGAAGCCCGCCGTGAAGTGGACCGGGACTGCAACCGCCTCCTCCGGGCCTTACGATCCCAGCACCTATGGCTGGGTGACCGAGCGTAAGGAGTTCAACGCCGCGTCCTCTGCGGGGGCCGTCCACAAGGCGGCCCATACGAACATGGCGAACGCCTTGCTAGCGGCGTCGAAGCGGTCACTAGAGATCGTCCCGGACCCGCGGCTCGAGGTCGGTGACGTGATCGCGGTATATACGGACGCGGACGAGACCGTCGTGGGTAAGATCGTAGCCTACAGCCTGCCGGTGGATAAGCCGGACGGGCTGATGCGTGTGGACGTGGAGGAACTGGCATGGTAAGACCGATCCCATGGATTGACCGTAAGCCCTCTCCCAGGACTGCAGTTGCTAACCAGCAAGCCTCCTACGGTAGTGGCTCGCAGGCGGGGACCTGGTCCACCGGCCGTGTCCTGGAAGTCCTGGACGGTGGCCTGGTGCGTGTCGAGCTCCCAGCGGATGACCCGGCCAGTGAGGTAGTGGCACCGGCTGATAGTGGCGTGACCGCTGTCGGGGCGGAGTGCACGTGCCTGCAGTCGGGGGACGGTCGTGTCTACCAGGTGGTCAGTCCCACCTCGCTCCCCGAGGGTGGTCAGCCGCGCGCTACGGGCGCGACGGGGAAGATCGCCCTTGAGGCGGCTGGCACGAAGGCCGAGCTCGACGCCGCCCGCAAGGAGATCGACGCAGCACAGAAGCAGTTGTCTGAGGAAGTCAAAGCCGCGAAGGATGCCGCGACTACCTCCGGCGAAGCAGCCGCGAACGCCTTGAAAATAGCCATCGGACGCGTGACCGTCGCCCAGACTGCCCCTGCAGACCCTGCCGATGGGGACCTGTGGGTCGCAACCAATGCAGACAAGCAGGCTACTGGCGTCAAAGTGTGGTCAGCCGCCGCCAAGGCATGGCAGGACTACCTGCTGGTGGCAGGGAAGGTTCTGGTTCCTGGCAGCGTTGGGAACGTCCAGCTGGGTGACGGGGCGGTCACCGCCCCCAAGATCACCGCCAGCGACGAGTTGTGGGCCAAGGTCGCGACCTTCGCCAAGGTGACGACGCAGATGCTCCAGGCCGGAAACGCGAAGATCACGGGCGAGTTGTTGGCGGACACCATCCGCCTATCTACGCGGATCGTCGCCGGTGACCCCTCCGGGGACGCCGCGATCATGGACCACACGGGCCTGCATGTGGTGAAGGCCGTGGGTAATCAACCCACCGAGGTCGTCACCCTCGGCACTAGCGGGAAAGACTTCCTGTCGATCACGGGCACGGATGGCCTTGCTAAGGCCACCATCACTGGCGACGGCCTCATGACCGCGCAGTCCCTCTCCGTAGTCGACAAGATCACTTGGAAGGGCCGCGACCTGGCATCGGTCCTGGACGTGATCCCGCGTGGCATCGTGGCTTGGGGTACAGCGTGGGCCTGGCCGGGGCAGAGCCGACACCAAGTACGCGGGGACGACGAGATCGCGACCCTCACAGTCGATCTCGAGGCGGGCCGCCTGTATCACTGCGAGATGATCTGGTCGTGGATGCCAAACCAGGCTAAGGCCATGTGTGAGCCTCGTGTGTCGATACGCCCCGTGGGGAATGGTGCGAAGGACACCGCGAGTTGGGCCAGTCGTGTCCCCGGGTCGTTCGTAAACCAGGTCCAGACTGACCGCGCACACTTCCCGCCGTGGTCACCCAATACATCGGGCACCTACAAGCTCACGATCTCGCTAGCGCACGCCTACATTGCTGGTGGTGTGACACTGGATTACGGGACACAACCACCACACGTGTGGCTCACCGACATCGGCGTAGCACCTAAGGCGACGCTGAGATTCCCCGACTCCGTGGCCGCCAACGGAAAGAACCAGCCCGCGCCACGGCAGAACCACCGGTCCGTGTTCGTCGCGAACTGGTGGCGAGCGTACTCGAATGGTTCACCGGACGCGTCTTGGTCTGGTTCCCTCCCCCAAGGTCGATACGGCAACTGGACCTACAACTCCGTAGTTGGTTTCCCAGACATGACCTCCACCCTGCGGGGCGCGATCGTTAACAACATGTCGCTCTACGTCTACGCCAAGCACTGGTATGGACAGACGGGTGTCGCCAGCATTGGTGCTCACGGGTGGCAGTCCGCTCCGGGCCAGTTCGGGTCGAACGGGCGTTGGCTCGAGACCGGGGGCTGGGGGCGTGGAGAGGGTAGGTGGGTGCCTATCCCGAGTAGTCTCTGGTCCAATTTCCAGAATGGCATCTACCGGGGGATCACGTTCGAGACCCAGGGGAGCGCGTCGTATGGGTATTGGGACACGAACATCCAGATCGCCGTCGACTACAGCAAGTAAGGAGAACCAGAATGCCCACCAATCACTGGAAGGGGATCCCAATCCCCGAGGCGGGGGACGACCTACTGTCTGCGTGGTCGAAGGCTTTCGACGTCGCCGGGATTATCTTCCCGGCCCAGTCCGTGGCTCAGGGACGGGAGATTCTCAGCCGCGCCGAGGCTGCAGGCCACCCGCCGACGGCTGTACACCCCGCCTACCTGGACGTCTCAGGCGTCCTCTACCGGGCGGATGGTAGCAAGAATGGCGGCCGTTGGGTTATAACCCCGGTGAATGAGGTACAAGCCGCCGAGGCGGGTATCGGCGCCTCCTACACATGGCACCTCAACAGCAACCAGACCACGGACGTGGCCACCATTGATCTCGGTGTCCGCCCGTATGACCGGCTTGTTCAGGTCTCGTGGACATGCTTCGGGATCGTCCGCAGCGGAGTCATTGACATATATGCGGCGATCATGGACCGGTACGCCTACGCACGTTTCCCGGTCCAGACCTTCGGAACCACCATTACCACTAACGTAATGGCGATCGTTCCCGCCGGTCAAGCCCCCCGGATCAGGGGCGGATTCGTCGGAGGACAAGGAGTCGGCGGAACTTTCAGTTTCACCGACGACAAGCGCTATTCTGGTCTCATCGCAACCTCAACACCGAAAGGAATGGCCTGATGCCAAGATTTGATGAGCACGACATTAAGATGATGGACGACGCCGAGTTCAATAAGCTCGCGTCTATCGTCAATGCCGAGCAGGACAAACGCTCCTTCCTGCGCGACTGCAAGGCGGAAGTCGACAAGCGGATCGACGCATACGTCGAGTACGCACCGACCGAGGCGAAGGATATCAAGGGCCTCCAGCGTGACGCGATGGTCGGCCCCGGCGAGCTCCTGAACGTCGATGGCAAGACCTACAAGAACGTCGCCCGGGCTTGGCTGAACCCGTTCAAGGCCGGTCCGATCAACTTCGCCGCCGGTTGGGAGCAGCAGAACGGGGGTGTCCTGTGAGCGTAGGGGCAGTCACCGCACGGATTGCTCGCCAAATCTGCGATGTCGAACCCGTTGGCTACAGCCAGGGTGAAGACCGGCGCAGTTGGTACGCGAACGCGGACTGGGCGGGGCATTGCTCCAGCCCCCAGAACGCGGACTGTTCGAGCCTGGTCGCCGGATCAATCTCCTACGGTCTACACGACACCTACGGTGTCCCCTGGGGACACCCGGCACTCCTCGAAATCAATGATTTCTGGACGGGGAATCTCCGGGCTGGCATGGAGGCCCGGGGCTTCGACGAGGTCCCCTGGGCCGATGAGAACCTGACTCCGGATGGCGGCTTCAAGGTCGGCGATATCGTCCTGTCTGCCGGCAACGAAGGGGGCGTCGGCCACGTCATCGTCATCGTCGAGGACGGCTACGACCCGCTTGAGTCGGAGGCGTGGATCGCCGAGACCGGCGACATATACGGCGAGCGCGGCGACCAGACTGGTCAAGAGACCCGCACCGCCCGGTACAGCGAGCACCCGTACACGTTGCGCGGTGCCTGGACCTCGTGTCACCGGTTCAACGAGGCAAAGTTCTTCCAGCAGTGGCCGGAGTTCGCAAAGGGTAGGGCAACTACCACGGTCCCGGCCCCTGTGGTCACGAGCTCGGAGCCCAAGCACGCACACGGTATCGACATCTCCTCCCATCAGGGCGGCCTGAACATCCGGGCAATCTGGGCCGACTTCGTGATCGTTAAGATCACTGAGGGCACCGGCTACGAGAACCCGTACTGGCGGGCCCAGGCGGAGGCCACGCTGGCCGCGGGCAAGCGGCTCGGCTTCTACCACTTCGCCAACGACGAGGACGCGGGCGAGCAGGCCCGATACTTCCTGGACCGGGCGAAGTCGTACGCCGGTCGCGCTACGTTCTGGCTGGACTGGGAGGCCGATGCTGTTGGGCTCGGCCCCGGCCCCGCTCTGGCGTTCCTGAACCAGGTGGCCGCCGAGACCGGTTCCACGCCGGGCTTCTACACCTACCAAAACGTCCTGAACTCCTACGACTGGTCGGCCGTCGCCGCCCGCTACCCGCTGTGGGTGGCCGGTGGCCCGGACTACAGCGACTACGGGCAAGCGTACAGCGACCCGTCCGTTCCTAACGTCCCTTACTGGGGCGGCGGTGCGTTGATCCACCAGTATACGGAAGACGGTAGGTTGCCCGGCTACTCTGGCACCCTGGACCTGAACCGGCTGCGCGACCGCAGCACGTGGGACCAGATGGCCCACGGCGGCCGGGTTACTACCTCAACTCCAGTCACCGCCGCGACGCAACCGAGCCCCTACACCGGTAAGTGGAACGTGAGTGACGGCCAGGGCGAGCTAGTCTGCAACGGCGACCTAGGTCCAGCCACTATCGCCCGCCTGCAGCAGGTCATGGGGACCACGATCGACGGCGTCCTGGACGAGGACGGCTCTCCTGCAATCGAGCGGCTCCAGCAGTTCCTGAACTCCGCGGTCCCGACCGACACGCAGGAGGCACTGAACGACGCCCCGCGCCTGGACGAGGACGGCGTCCTCGGTCCGGACACGTGGAGGACGCTCCAGTACCTGATTCTGGCTTGGCACCGCGAGTACGTGCCCGCCGGTTGGGAGTTCGGTGACTGGGTCGACGGGGAGCCCGGCCCCGCCACGATCAAGGCGCTACAGCGCGCCCTGAACAACTCCCGCACAAACTCCGGTCGCCTATGGTGACCGGCAACAGAAAGGAAAACGGATGAAGTCACTGGTTTCAGATCCCTTCGTCACCACCGTCGTCCTGGGCGTCCTGTGGCCCCTGGTGCAGGCCGCCCTGGACCGCCCCTGGTGGACTCCCGCCCGTCGTGTGACTCTCGTGATCGGAGCCGCCGTGGTCCTGACCGCGGGCGCGTGGGCCCTGTCCGCCTACCCCATACAGGCGGAGGTCCTGGCCGCCCAGGTCGCGAAGTTCCTGGGCTTCGCGTGGGTCGCCTACCAGGTCCTGTCCCGTGTCCGGATCGGGGGCGTCTCGCTCCTGAACTGGGCGGGGATCGTCACTCCCGGGGGTGAGACCCGGGAGACCTACCAGCCGCGCCACGAGGCCGACTGACGTGGAGTTCCTGCAGGCTGTGCCTGTTCACGCCCAGCCACCCCTCGTGGAGGTCTTCACCTCCCGCGAGGTGGTGGCTGGGGTGGTGGCCCTGGTCGTGGGTCTGTTGTCGCTCGGGAACCTGGCGCTGCGCTGGTCCCGGTCGTGGATCCAGTCCCGGATCGACGCCCTCCATGATCAGGTCGTCCGCGTGGGGGACCGGGCTGAGGGGGCGAAGGAGGCGGCCACCCGGGCGGTGGAGGCCACGACGAACTCCCACGGGACTCACATACGGGATGACATGGACGAGATCCGGGAGGACGTGCGCGCGATCCAGCGGACTCTGACCACGGTCTTGGATCGCATGGACGTGGCCGAGTCGAATCGGATCGAGGAGCGCAGCGAGCGCGAGCGCCGGGACCAGCGCGCGGAGGACCAGATCGACGGCCTACGTGACGACATACGGGCGATCACGGCGAACTCGGATCGGACTCACGCTCGTCTTGATGAACGGGTAGCAGCGCTCGAGTCGCACCGGCTGGCGCAGTCGGCCGGTTGATACGGAAAGACCCCGGGGGAGAACCCCCGGGGTCGAACCGTTTCTCAGTCCAGTTCGTTTAGTCCCTCCCAGATTGCGAGCGCGCCCTGCGGGGGGGCGACGCCGTTGCCTAGCAGGCGCCGCTGCGCGGCGGTGCTCAGTCCGAGTCCGGTTATGTAGCCGGTCGGGAGTCCCATGAGGTGCTCCATGACCATGAGCGTACCCTCGCCACAGAGCTGGTACAGGCTCCGCCCGTGGCCGTTCCCGTTGCTGTGTCGCTTCCGCATGGTCTCGGTCCAGTCACGCCACTCCTGCGCGGTCCGCCCCCAGCCCATGTCAACCACGGTAGGCGTGGGCCAGACGGGCTCCACGGGCTCGGGGCTGACGGGGTGGCAGTAGCCCAGGAAGTGGACGCCGGGGCGCTTGGCGACGATGAAGACTCGCTCGCGCTTGTGTGGGAGCCCGGCGTCGCACGCGCGCCTGGTCACCCAGGTGGTCTTGAAACCGGCGTCGTGGAACTGGGCGTCGACGACGTCCTGGTACCGTAGCAGTCTCGGGACGTTCTCCACGACCACCAGGTCGGGGTACGTGGCGCGGACCACGGCCATGCACGTGTGGAACAGGCCGCTACGCTCCCCGTCCAACCCGGCCCGGTTCCCTGCGACGGACAGGTCCTGATACGGGAAGCCGAACGTGACAATCGGGGCCTTGAGGTTCAGCAGCTCCGGGTCTCGCACGTCCTTGAACACGTCCACCCGCGGGTTGTGGGCCTGCAGGACCTGCTGGGCGGGGCCGTAGTTTTCGCAGTAGGCGCCCACGTAGGAGGTCGGCAGGACTCGCTGCAGGGCGAGTTCGAGACCGCCATAGCTGCTACACAGGGACAGGACCGCGTGCCCGCCGGTTGCCAGCCAGTTCATCAGCCCAGCGCCTTCGCGGCTCGGTAGAGCAGGTCCCACGTGTTGGAGGCGTGAGCGATCGCGGCCGCGTACCGGTCCTGCCACCGCGGCAACTGGTGGGGGTGCCACGACGTGGAGACCGACGGGTCCGCGGCGGTAGGGACGGCGAACCAGGGACGCAGGACGATCTCCTCTTTGTAGTCACCGGATCGGGGGTCTTGGGCGGACTGGGGCGCTCGCTCTATAACGGCGGCGGTAAACCCACCCAGCATGAACCAGGTCTTGGTCTCCCCGTTGGTCCCAGCGGAGATCGCGCGGCCCGCGTACGGGTGGGGCTCCCCGCTGGGGAGAATCGTGTCCTCGGGCAGGACGGCGGGCTTGTGGTCCAGGTCCGCGTTAACGACCCGGTAGCGCCCGGGGGAGTCGGTAAAGTCGAGTCTGTAGACGGTCATCGTGTCTCCTGTTTGAGTCGCAGTCGCCGGTTCATGGCGGCTTTGGTGGTTCGGTCTCTCTCAGCCAGTCGGACCTCGGCCGACAGGTAGGCGTTCTCCACGTGGTGGACGCGGAACGGGCTGCAGCCCACCACGACGTAGGCCAGTTGGTCGGCGAGCTCCACGAGGTCTTCCCCGGCCAGGAGTTTCTGCTGGGCCAGCGGCGTGTCTGGCATGCAGGCCCACGTGTACAGGAAGTGGCCGGGGTGGTCGTCGTCTGGCGTGAGCTTCCGCCGGATCCCGAAAGTCAGTCGTTTTGCCATGTACAAAGTTTATCACGCGGAGATCGTCGTTTACAATCCCCGCGTGATAAACTGAACAGCCGGTCAGCCGCGCGCCCGGTCCAGGACCGCCTGCGAGTAACGAGCCGGCAGGCAGAAGTAACGCATACGCCTGGTCGACCCCCGGATCACGTGGAACTGGTCCGACGCCCCCAGCGCCTGAGCCTGTTGCTCCAACGCCGAGGAGGTCTCCGTTCGTTCCGAGACCCCGCGCCCCGCCTCCCGACGCCACGCGTCCGCCAACAGCGACGTGGACACCCACACGCGCGTGCCCCCCGATCCGTCCAGGCCCTCAGGACCGAACTCCTGGACGAAGACCGGGGTGTCGACACCCGAGAACCGCCCCATAGACTCCGACGCCCCGGGCGCGGTCGGGAAGCCCCAGGCCCGCAGAGCCCACGGCACGAGTTTCAGAGTCAGCGAGTTGTCCCGATCCAGGTGGTCCGCCAGCTGCGCCTTCACCCACGCGTCCACGCGCCGGGCGTGCTCGCCCGTTCCCTCCCACGGAGTCGGGTCCACGGCCACCAGTTCGTCCAGCAGGCGCGCCCCCGCCCGGATCACCGCCATGCGGTCCCCGAACCGGCCACGCAGATCCCGACGCATCTCCCGCAGGCAGTCCACGATCACGCCCCGGTGCGTCAGAGCCACCTGCAACAGGTGGCCAGACAGGACCGCCAGACCGCCCTGCGCCCGCGGGTACTTGCCCATGAGGTCGACGACGTCGTCCCACTGCGGGTAGTCGCCGTGTAGCGACCGGCGCCCCTTCGGGCTCTTCACGTCCAGCACGTAGGAGCGGTCCGCGAGCGCTTTCTGCGACCGCAGCCCCAGCGACTCGCCCGAGATCAGGACCGGGGCGACGACTTTCACCGCCGTCACGCTCGTGTTGTCCGCGTCCATCTTCGCCACGACGCCCGAGGTCGTCGAGGCCCGCAGTAGCTCCCCGTAGGCGTCCAGGTCGTCCATGTCGTCGACCCACACGATCCCGCTCGAGTTCGCGCTCATGGAGTCACGCAGGACCGCCCGCGTGGGGGCGGTCTGGCCGCGCACGTTCCCGTTCAGCTGGACCATGAGGTCGAAGAACCCCGTGGTCTTACCCGACTCGGCGGTGGCCTCCAGGCCCATGAACGGGAACAGGCTGGCCTCCGACTGGATCTGGGGGCGCAGGAAGCAAGCCGCCCACCAGGCCCCGAACACGGAGGCCGTCTCCGGCTCTTGGAAAGTCAGGACCTCGCGCAGGACCCGCTGGGCCTCCTCCAGGTCGGCGCTGCGGCCGTACCGGTGGGTGAACAGGTTGCGCGCGCCCAGCGAGGGGGCCAGCGAGACTCCCGAGTCACGCAGGTCTTCCACGGTCGCGCCCGTCATGACGCAGTCCGAGGTGACGAACCCGCCGAGCTGGTCGTCCCAGCCCAGGTGGTTCACGACGCGTATCTCGCGCGGGGCCTGTGCGTCCAGGTAGCGCAGCAGCCGCTCCCCCAGAGCCATGGGCGGGTACGCGTTGGGTGGGGCGACGGCGCTGGCCCCGAACCCGGTCAGCCACTTGCGCGTGGCCCGGTCGTCCCCGAACTGGGTGGCCGGGACCACGGTGGTGACGGACCGGCCGTCACGCAGGACCTCCACGTGCATGGATCGCACGCCCGCGTCGTCCGTGGATACCCCCAGCGCGCGCAGGTCGAAGTTCCCGTAGTCGGCCTGTTCGAGCACGTTCCCGGTTGGCGTGTTCACGCGGACCTGGCACGTGAGGTGGACGCCGTCCCCGGCGAGCCAGCCCGTGTCAGCGCTGACCCCCTCGGCGGGCGTGTGGTTCGTCTGGTCCGTGTTCCACACGGACTCGGCGGTCCGTTCGACCTCGCGGGCGGGTAGCGGATCCGGCAGGTTCGCGGCGATTGACCGGACCAGCGCGAAGTAGCCGGGCTCGTCGTGCCGGTGGACCCGGGCCAGGTGGCCGCACAGGCGGGTGAGCCAGTCGTTGCGGCCGCCCTCGGCGGGCATGTCGCCGAGCAGCTCGTGCAGGCGCCTGGGGGCAGCGTCGGCCACCTGCTGGCTGTTGTCGACGGCCAGGCGCAGACCGCCTCGCCCGCGGGGGCGCGTGCGCGGGCCCGCGCGCCTGGCCCGC